CATAAAATGAACTTAAATGTAGCTTATGATAGAACAGGTAATGTCCCGCACTATTTGAATATTAAGTCTGGATTACTTCAGATACCTAAAGTTGATTCAGCTTTTAATAAATCATTCGCTGAGTGCGTTGAGGATAGGTGTAAAGAACTATTATCTCTTGGTAAGCGAATAAATGTAGTGTGGAGTGGCGGAATAGACAGCACATTAGTTTTGTGTGCTTTGTTACACTACGCAAATGATCCCAGTCAAATAGTTGTATACGGAACGTACACATCCGTTTTAGAATCAGGTGATTTCTTAGAGAAACGAATTATCCCCAGAGGTGTTGAGGTAAAACTTAAAGTATCTTCTCGTAGAGATTTTGATGATTGTTCATCAGATGAGATTTTTGTTACTGGGTTTTTTGGCAACCAGCTATTTGGACCAACGGATAACTTTTCAGTAAACTCAACTGTAAAAACTGACATATCATTCTTTCATCATCAGTTCAATGGTGATCCTCTAGAGGATTATACAAAGTATGTTGACCCAGAACTTCACGAGTTTTTGTTGCCGTGCATTAAAGCTAGCCCCAAGAAAATAGAAACGCTAAGAGATTTACGCTGGTGGCTTATATTTAATTTTGATTGGTATACTGCAGAATTTGCAACTAGAGTAAATACTAATCAGCAGAATAATCAATATCACTTTTTTAATACTGATGATTTTCAGCGTTATGTTCTAACTACAAAAGAACCATTTACTAAAGAAGTTGGTAATCCGCTTACACATCGTTGGGTAATGCGACAGTTAATTGAAGAGATGACTGGAGACAGCAATTATGCTTGGACAAAACCAAAAGGGGTTTCCAATTTAGGAAACCCCGATCCAACATGGTTGCTTTTACTAGAAGATTATAGTGTGTTTAAATTACCAACTACATCTTTTATAAATCAAAGCAGGATTACTGCCCAAAACCGACCTTGATATTTAATGTAACATAGGCTTGAGTATCTAGATTTGTTTCAGTATAACGCATTAGATATCCAGGTGTTACGAAGATTTCACCAAATCTACCACGAATTTGAAACGAAGTAGATACTAAGTTTTGTGAACATACTTGTCTAGTAGTGTGAACACCACCACGTGAATCTGCAAAATATGTTGGTGGAGTATATTCTCCAGTATGCAGAACTAATGTAAATACCAACGGGACATGCTCGTAAGCGTGCAAAGGAATGTGTTCTAATTTTTGCTGGAACATAGCATTAGAACCAATAATTAAAGGTGTATACTGCATCTCATTATTAAATTCTGGAAGATCTTGACAAATAGTATAAACAATCTCTTTGATTTTATCTACGTATTTGTTATCTTCCATCTTGAATAGATCGTCAGTTACCGTTGTTGATACTGAATTTACTAAATCGATAAATTCTTGATCTTGAAAAGTCAAGCCATCCATCATTTCAGGATTGATGTCAAAACTCTTAAACTGTGTTGAAAATAGTTCTTTTGCACAGCTTTCTGTTACAAGTTTTGAGACAGGGTTAGTGTTTTCCATGGTATCTCCATAATAGGTTAAATATCGCTTCAAAGAGCTCAATCTATTTATACTATTCGCAACCAGCGTTTCAAAATTCAATAAATAAGTATGTATATTGGGAGAAAATAAACAGTGGCTACAGTAACAAACCTTTACGTTGATCAAGGCGCATTTTACAGAACATACGTGACAGTCGCTAATACTGATGGTACTCCATTAGATTTGACTGGGTTCACTGCAGCTTCTCAAATGAGAAAGTCGTATCAGTCCTCAACTGCTTACAACTTCACTACTTCTATAAGTAATCCGTCTCAGGGTAGAGTTCGAGTAGAACTATCTTCTGAGCAATCTAGGGTAATCCCAGCAGGTAAGTATCTATATGACATAGAAGTTAGATCTCCAACAGGAGAAAGAACTAGAGTTGTAGAAGGTATTGTTTTGATCAACCCAGAAATAACAAAGATTTAATATGGCAGATATTATAGCAACTGTATCCGACCCATATGGTAATACCACTGATGGTGGGGCTACAGTAGTAGCCAGTCAAACATCAGTAGCACCAAACACGATAGAAAACATGTTAGATGTTGACTTACAGTCACTAACTAACGGATCGATTTTAATTTACAAGAATAACACTGCCAAATGGACTGCTTCTATAAACTTAGATGCTCAGAACATGGAAGGCGGAGAATTTTAACGGAGACATAAGATGGCATCTATTATTCGCATAAAGCGTTCATCAGTTAGTGGAAATCCAGCAACGCTGGGTGCTGGTGAATTAGCGTACTCAGCATTAACCGATAACGGCTCAAATGGTGGTGATCGTTTATACATTGGTTTTGGTACAGAAACTGCTGGCAATGCTGCTAACCACATTGTTATTGGTGGTAAATATTTCACCGATATGTTGGATCATACTAAGGGTGCGACGCTTGCAAACTCTGCTCTTATAACTGATGCAAATTCCAAATTAGATCTATTATTAGTTGACAATTTATCGCTAAATGGCAATACTTTAAGTTCAACAAACACCAATGGTAATTTAACTCTTGCTGCAAATGGCACTGGGTTTATTGATATCTCTACTGGTGTCGTTAAAATTGCTTCCACTACTGCAGCCACTGGTTCAAATACTGGTGCGTTACAAGTTGCTGGTGGTGTTTCTATTGAAGGTGCTCTTTATCTTAATGGTACATTAGCAGCTGGAAGCTCATCATTCACTTCTATTAATAATACACCAATTGGTAATACTACACCAAGCACTGGTGCATTTACAACTTTATCTGCAAGCAGCACATTAACTGTTACTGGCGCAGCGACATTTAATGGCGCAGTAAACATTGGTGCTGTAACTCTTGCTGAGTACATCTATGATACAGTTGGTGGTGCTGTAACTGGTGGAACAGGTATTACTATTACAAATAGTGATGCTGGAAATACTTCTACAGTTTCTATCACCAATACTGGTGTAACTTCTGGGTCATATGGTTCTACTACAGCAATTCCAGTTATCACTGTTAATGCTCAAGGTCAATTAACTGGCGTTACAACTGCTCCAATCACTACAACTCTTGGTATTGCAGCTGATACAGGCACAGATTCTATTGCTCTTGCCAGTGATACATTAACTTTTGCTGGTGGTGAAGGTATTGATACTTCTATCAATACAGTTACTAATACACTTACTATTGCAGCAGAAGATGCTTCTACATCTAACAAGGGTGTCGCTTCTTTTGAAACTGCAGATTTCAATGTAACAGCTGGTGCAGTTGAATTAAAAGATACAGTTGTTAAATCTGTTACTACAGATTCTGGTGCTTTAACTCCAGCCACTCATGGATTCTCTATCCTTGGTGGTGAAGGTATTGATGTAACTCACTCTGGTACAACAATCACAGTTACTGGTGAACTGGCTTCTACAACTAATATCGGTGTAGCATCTTTTGACACTAATAACTTTACTGTTACAGCTGGTGTTGTTGCTGCTAAAACTGTTACTCTTGGTTCTTCTACTTTAACACTTGGTTCTACCACAACTGCTATTGCTGGTCTTACTGAACTAACTGTTGATAATTTAAACTTTAATGGCAATACAATCAGTTCTACTGATACTAATGGCGATATTATCATTAGTCCAAATGGTACTGGTAAGGTTGACGTTGCTGGTTCTGTTATTACTGGTCTTAGTGAACCTGTTGGTCCAACTGATGCAGCAACAAAGAACTATGTTGATACTGTTGCTGAAGGATTACACGTTCACGAAGCTGCAAAAGTTGCAACTACTGACACTCTTGCTGTTCTTTCTGGTGGAACTGTAACATATGCCAATGGTACTGCTGGTGTTGGTGCAACACTTACTCTTTCTGCTGGTTTAACAGCACTTGATGGTGTAACACTGGCCAATGGCGATCGTATTCTTGTTAAGAATGAAGCAAACCAAGCACACAACGGTATGTATGTACGTACCAGTGCAACTGTTCTTACTCGTGCTTCTGACTTTGACACTGCTGCTGAAATCGGTGGTGGTGACTTTACTTTCGTTGAAAATGGTAGTACATACGGAAACACTGGTTGGGTACAAACTTTTGAAGTATTGACTGTTGGTACAGATACTGTTATCTGGCAACAGTTCTCTGGTACTGGTACATTTACTGCTGGTGCTGGTTTAACTATTTCTGGTACAGAGTTTAATGTTATCGGTACTGCAAATAGAATTACAGTAAATCCAGATAGCGTTGATATTGCTTCCACTTATGTTGGTCAAACTTCTATCACTACTCTTGGAACAATTAGTTCTGGTACTTGGCAGGGCACTATTGTTGCTGGTCAATACGGTGGTACTGGTGTTAACAATGCTGGTAAGACAATTACTCTCGGTGGTAACCTTACAACTATTGGTGAATTCACTACAGCATTAACTGCAACTGCTAATACATCATTAACATTACCAACAACTGGTACACTAGCAACTCTTGCTGGAACAGAAACATTAACTAATAAGACTATCACTGGTGCAGTTATCAGTGGTGGTTCTATTGATAATACCCCAGTCGGTGCAACTACTAGATCTACTGGTGCCTTTACATCTCTAGCAGCCAATGGTGCCGTAACATTCACTAGCACTACTGACTCTTCTGCTGTTGGTAATGGAGCTTTGGTTCTTTCTGGTGGCTTATCTGTTGCCAAAGCAATGTTTATTGGTACTAATATTACTGGTGCTGGTGCAGCAACTTCTACCCTTGATGGATTTAACATCGATGGCGGCACTTATTAATATTGACTAAATAGAATTAGTCGGCTGGGGTTTTTACCCCAGCTTTAACCTTTTTAGGAAGATGAATGAGTAACAAAATTATACTCAAGAAATCATCGGTCGTAGCGAAAGTTCCGCTTACCAGTGATTTAGAATACGGTGAATTGGCATTAAACTATGCTGACGGCAAACTGTATTTCAAGAATTCTTCCAATGTAGTAAACTCGTTCGCTGCGAACGTTGACCTGTCTTCATATGTCAGCTTGACAGGCACACAAACCCTCACCAACAAAACCCTCAGCAGTCCTGTACTAACAGGAACATTGACTGCTGGTGGCAGCACAGGTATAAATGGACAAGTTTTAGTTTCCACTGGTACTGGCGTACAGTGGCAATCACTAGCTTCAAATACTCTAGATGGACTTACTGATGTTGTTATAAGTTCACCTCAAGCTCAGCAAGTTCTTAAGTTTAACGGAACTCAGTGGATTAACGCAAACAACGATGTTGCGGTAGCTTCTGCAGTTTTTGCACCACAAGCAATGAGTGACTTAGGTTCAGTTACTGATTTAGTTATTAGCATATCTGAAGATCTTGGGCTTATCACTGAACTTGCTTATTTCGTTTATGACATGGGACAATTACGTTTAGATGGTATTGTATCATTGAATAACTTGGATCAATCTGTTAAATCAGATTATATTACTTACGCAATTATTTTTGGATTTTAAAGGTTAAACTATGGCTCGTCAATTAGCAGAAAAATATATTTTCACTCCAGGTGGTACAAATGCAGGCACAATTAAAATTCCAGGTAAGATTGATTTAAACCAATTACTGGTTATCACCAATAAAACTACTCAAGAAAATATCTATGCTCTAGGTGATCCTACCAGAAGTGCATCATGCTCATTTAACGCAGACGATATTGATACTTTTAATACTGCCTTTGATGGCGTAACAACTATCACTTTGACTAAAGACACATCAGAGATGTTGTCTACACATTCTTTGGCAATCTACAGTGATGCTCCAGCTTATCAAGGTACTGTTGTTAAACCATACTTTTTCGGCACAGATGCCATTGAACGTATACGTATTGCAAATCCACAGGCCATGATTGACGCTGACTTTGAGTATGGTCTACAAACTACAAAGTGGCAGAACTATTCTTCTATTAGAAACATTCCAGGTATCTATGAGAAACCAGGTCTTGACTTGTTTATTACCAACGTAACTACTGACGGAGCAACTCCTTCTATTATTACTGTTACTTGTTCAGCACCTCACGGTCTTGCAGTTGCAGATCCAGTAATTTTACATGGTCTTTCTGTAGTATCTAATTTTGGTCGTGCAGAAGGTGCATTTATTATCGCCACTGTTCCAAGTGCCACTACGTTTACTTATTATGCTAAAGGTATTGTTGGACAAAACGGACAAACTATGTACGGTAGTGCAACATATGGTCGTCGTGGAGGTTTTTACGCTGGTGCACAATTACCAGTAGCTTCAATTACATCTAATGGAGCAAACCCATCAAATATTACTGTAACATTATCTGCGAACCATGGTTTAATCCCAGGTTCTCCAATTTCAGTTATTGCCACTTCTAGTGGAACAAACCACAACTTAGCTTCTGGAAACTGGTTTTTAGAAACTATTTCTAGCCCAACAACATTCACTTATACTTCTCGAGTAGGTGGAGCAGTAGCTGCTGCAGGATTAACTGCCAAAGTATTTGTTCGCTCAGATGCTATTTCTATTCACAGACCATTCGATGGTGGTATTATTCTTGGTCCATTCAGTCCATCCAATGGCGCATCTGCTATCCGACAAACTAAAAAATATATTCGTTATCAATCTGGTAAGGGTATTATGTTTACATCGGGTGTTTTATTTTGCCCAGTACATAACTTAGACCAAATTTCAGCCAATGGAACTGCTCCAGGATCTGTTGTTACCGTAGTGTGTGAAAGTAACCATGGTTGTCAAGTTGGAGCAACAGTAACAATTGCTGGTGTTATCACTGAAGGATATAATGGTACGTATGGTGTTACTTCTATTATTAATGAACAGACATTTACATTCTCAGCTTCTAATACACTAGAAGCTGCCAATACAGTATTAACTGATTTACCACGTGTGTCAGTTGTTGGCTGGCATGGCTCTACTGTTCGCTGCGGTCCATTCGATGATCAGAATGGTGTTTACTGGGAATTTGACGGTCAAGAGTTGGCTGTTGGTAAGCGTTCAGGTACTTATCAATTATCTGGATTTGTTTCTTGTACTCCAAATTCTCAAGCAGTGACAGGGACGAATAGTAGATTTACTCAGCAATTGCGTGCTGGTAATAATATTATTATTCGCGGAATGACATACAAAGTTGCATCTATCAGTAGTGATACAGCATTAACAATTAACCCACCATATCGTGGTATCAATCCATCTAAACCAGTTAAGTATACAGTAATTAGAGATACACGTGTTACCCAAGCTCAATTTAATATTGATAAAATAGATGGAACTGGGGAATCTGGTTATAAAATGAATATCGCCAAGATGCAGATGATCGGAATTCAATTCTCATGGTATGGTGCTGGTTTTATTGATTGGATGATTCGTGGATCTGATGGTAATATGATTCCTGTCCATAGAATGAAACAGAACAACGTAAACGATGAAGCGTATATGCGTACTGGTAACTCAACTATTCGTTATCAGGTTATTAATGAAATTGGTGCATCTACATTAACTGAAGATGTAGATGCAACACAAACAACTATTCCAGTTAAAGATGCATCTAGATATCCAGCCACTGGTGGAGTACTTAATCTTGAAGGTGAGTTAATTCCATTCACTGGTAAAACAGGAAATACATTAACTGGATGTACTCGTGGTGGTAGTATTACTCAATTCGTTGGTGGTTTAAATAGAACTTTCACAGGTAGAGCAGCGTTTGCGCATAGCAAAGGTGTTGGACAACAAGGTGTTGGATTAATGAGTGTAACATGTTCACCACTAATTAACCACTGGGGTTCATCATATATTATGGACGGTAACTTTGACCAAGATCGTGGTTACTACTTTAACTATGCTTCTTTGAATAATACAATTGCGGCAGGTGCTTCAAAAACCGTATTCTTTATTAGATTGGCTCCTTCAGTTTCCAACTCTATTGCTGGAGACTTTGGTGATCGAGATCTAATCAATCGTTCACAATTGCTACTTGAAAAACTACAGATTACTTCTGACCAATCGGTTCAGGTTTATGGTATGTTAAATCCAGGTAATATTGACGCATCATCATTAAGTTGGGAAAACGTCAATACAGCAGAGTTAGGTTCTCAGCCATCTTTTGCGCAAATTGCATTTGGTGGTTCTACTGTTGCCAGTCCAGGAGAACAGATTTTCTCAACTCTGGGACAACCAGGAGGTTTCTCTGAGATTGACTTGGTAAAACTAAAAGAGTTATCGAATTCGGCAATTGGTGGTTATAGTAATTATCCAGATGGTCCAGACATGTTGGCCATTGTTGTTAGAAATTTAGGAACAGCTTCATCTAAGGTAAACGTAAACTTATTCTGGACAGAAGCTCAAGCCTAAATATAAAAAAATTAGAGGAAAACCATGGCAACACAAGTACAGTTTAGACGAGGTACAACTACTCAGAATAATGCGTTTACTGGCGCAGTCGGAGAACTAACATACGACACTGAAGTTAAAACTCTTAGAATTCACGATGGCGCAACTGCTGGTGGTGGTTCCATTGCTTTAACAACAAATGCAACGCAAACAGTTCTAAATAAAACTTTTAGTACTGGTTCTGTTTGGAATGGTGGTCCAGTCTCGTTACAATACGGTGGAACTGGAACTCCAATCAATCCAGTGGCTGGTGCTGTTGCGTATGGTACAGCTAATGGTATCCAATTATCTGCAGCTGGTACTTCTGGTCAGGTTTTAATTTCTGGTGGTACTGCTGGTCCTTCATGGATTAACTCTACTGGTCTACAAACTGGTACTGCTGTTAACGCAACATTTGCATCTAACGTTGCAGGTGGATCTGCTGGTCAGTTAGTTATTCAGCAAGATTCTTCTTTAACTACATTTATTACTGCTGGTGCTGTTGGAACATTCTTGAAGTCCAATGGTGCTGGTTATGCTCCAGGTTGGGCAACTGCTGACATTACTATTGGTAGCACTGTTATTGATCTTGGATCTAGCACTACTTCATTAGCTGGTTTAAACATTTTAGCTGCAACTGGAACTAGCCACTGGACATTACCAGTTGGTACTACTGCCCAACGTCCAGCATCTCCAGCAGTTGGTCAAGTTCGTTATAACTCTTCTCAATCTACGTTTGAGGGTTACTCATCTGGTGCATGGTCTTCACTTGGTGGTGTTAAATCTGTTGATGGTTTAACATACATTATTGCTGAAACTTCAGCTGGAGCATCAAATGATGAATTAGAATTTTATGCTGCAACTGGTTCTTCAACTACAACTAAGGTTGGTGGTTGGAATTCCACTCGTTTGCTAGTTTCCAATAGCACTCAGTCTTCAAGCACTAGTACTGGTGCACTACAAGTTGTTGGTGGTGCTGGTATTGGTGGACACTTATATGTTGGTGGTACTGTTAATATTACAGGAAACCTTACTGTTACAGGTACTACAACTACTACAAACAGCCAATCACTAACTGTTACAACTCCTCAGTTGTTCTTGGCTTCTGATAATACTGGTAACACAACTGATATTGGTATTATTGGTGGTTACGTTAGTAGTGGCAATAAGAGAACTGGTCTTGTTAAACAAGCATCTTCTAACGAATGGCGTTTGTTCTCTAATACTACAGCAAACCCAGGAACAGTATATGATTTCACTGACGCAGTTTATGACAACCTACGTCTTGGTGGAATTATCGGTACTGGTAATTCAAGTATCGGTGGCACATTAGCTGTAACTGGTGTAACAACACTAAGTTCTACACTTAGCGTTTCTGGTTTAATTACTTCTACTAGTGGTATTTCTGGTGGTCCAGCGTCTCATACTACTGGAACATTTAGTGGTGATATAACAGCTACTAGTGGTTCATTTAGTGGTGGTGTAACAGCCTCAGGTGGTTTCCAAACTTCTTCAGATGCTAGATTAAAGTCTAACATTCAAGATTCTTTATATGGTCTTGATACAGTTCTTGCTTTGCGCTCAGTTACATATACCAAAGATGGTAAGTCTGATGTAGGTCTTATTGCTCAAGAAGTTGAAGCTATAATTCCAGAATTTGTTGGTGAAAATAATGATGGCATGAAGACTGTTAACTACTCACAAATGGTTTCAGTTCTAATTAAAGCTGTTCAAGAATTAAAAGCAGAGGTAGATACTCTAAAAGCCAGACTAGGAGAATAAGATGGCTGTAACATCAAGAGATGGTTTGAAACAATATGCGCTGCGAGCACTTGGCGCACCTGTGCTTGAAATTAACGTAGATGATGATCAATTAGAAGATCGCATTGATGAAGCACTAGATTACTGGCGTCAGTATCACTGGGATGGTATCGAAAAGGTATACCTAAAACATCGTGTTACTCAGCAAGATATCACTAATAGATATTTGCCACTATCAGATTTAGTTTGGGGTGTTACTCGTGTAATTCCACTAACTATGGCATCATCGTCACAACAAATTTTTGATTTACAATATCAGTTGCGTTTACACGATTTGTATGACCTAACATCGGTATCAATGATTTATTACAACCAAGTAATGAGTCACTTAGCCTTGTTAAACGATCAATTGAATGGACCACAAACATTCCGTTTCAATAAATTGCAGAGCAAATTGTTCATTGAACTTAATTGGGGCACAGAAGCCAAGGTTGATGATTGGATCGTAGTTGAATGTTATCGTGTGCTAGATCCTGAAGAATATACCAAAGTATGGGGTGAGGCTTGGTTAAAGCATTATACCACTGCATTGTTTAAGAAACAGTGGGCGACCAATATTAAGAAATTCTCTGGCATTCAACTTCCAGGTGGCGTTACTCTAGATGGTAATGCACTGTACGATGAAGCTGTTGGAGAAATAAAAGAACTAGAAGATGAGCTAATGAATAAATCAGCTCCATTAGATATGTTCTTAGGATAAGCATGACCACAACTAATGTCTACTTTTCTCACGGTACTAAAAACGAACAATACCTAGTTGAGGATTTGATCATTGAATCGTTACGTATGTACGGTAACGAAGTCTATTACATTCCAAGAACATTAGTTTCAAAAGACGAGATCTTAGGTGAAGATCGTTTGTCTGAATTTAAAACTGCATTTCCCATTGAAATGTACTTTGAAAACATAGACAACTTTGCTGGGCAAGGTGCGTTTATTCAAAAGTTTGGTCTTATGGTAGAACAGTCTGCCACTCTAGTAGTTGCACGTCGTCGCTGGGATCAGTTTGTTGGTAGATATGAAGTTAGTATACTACCACACAGACCAGCTGAAGGTGATCTAATTTATTTCCCACTATCTAAAGGATTGTTTGAAATTAAGTTTGTTCAGCATCAAGACCCTTTCTATCAACTAGGTAAGTTATACGTTTATAAATTACAAGTTGAATTGTTCCAGTATAGTTCTGAGCGTATTGATACTGGTATTGCAGCTGTAGATAACTTTGAATCATTAAAATCATTCACCACAAACTTAACTAGAAGCAACTTTGGTGAAGTTACTGAAATTAATATGGTTAATCGAGGTAGTGGGTACACAGCAGTTCCAGATGTTACCATAACTGGTGGTTCTGGTCGTGGCGCAACAGCAGTGGCTGTTATTGGAAGTGGCTCAGATTTGGGTAAAATTGTTAGAATTGATATTACTAATGGTGGAACTAGCTACAATTCTATTCCAACAGTTACAATATCTCCTCCAACCAGTGGTGTTACTGCAACTGCAACAGCAGTAGTTGAAGTTGACATTGATAAAGTTGAATCGTTTGGTGACAACAATAAATTTAAAGAAGAATCTTCTGGTATTGTTTTCAACGAGAATAATCCGTTTGGAGATGTAATTTAATGTTAAACAATCAAGTGTTTTATCACGGGATTATCCGTAAGACTATTGTTAGTTTTGGTCGTATGTTTAGCAATATTTACATTGATCGTAAGCAAGGTGACTCTGTTACAGGCACAACTATTCAAAGATTACAAGTTCCACTGGCATATGCTCCAAAAGAAAAGTGGTTGGTTAGAATTGATTCTGATCCAAACTTGGATAACAATACTTACATATCGTTGCCACGCATGTCATTTGAAATAACTGGATACTCTTATGATCCAGCAAGAAAATCAAATAGACTACAAAAGATTACTTGTGGTGCTGGAACAAACTCAATGAAAGCTGTATTTGCTCCAGTTCCATACAATATAGATATTACACTTTATATACTAACTAAAACTCAAGAAGATGGCTTGCAAATTCTTGAACAAATTCTTCCTACCTTTACACCAGAATATACTCTTGCAATTAAAGCTGTGGATGAAATGAATATTGTTCAAGATGTGCCTGTTATCTTAAATAGCGTATCAGTTCAAGATGATTACGATGGTGATTTTCAAACTCGTAGATTTGTAACCCACACATTAAACTTTACGCTGAAAACAAACTTATTTGGTTCTACCAATACCCAAGGTGTTATTGATCAAGTTAATGCAAACGTTGGAGAAAATGAAAACTTCTCTAATCCAAATAGAGTTTATGTTGCGCAAGGAAATCCTGCCACAGGAATAGTGACGCAGGAAAATTGGGAAGACAACTTTTAAAATATGGCTCAAGTTTATAATGCTAATGCGAATCTAAAGGCTGCTGGGGTTTCAGTTCAGTTTACTCCTGAACAAGTTCAAGAGATTATTAAATGTACTGCAGACCCAATATACTTTATAGAAACGTATTGTCAAATCGTTTCGCTTGATCGTGGTTTAATTCCATTTAAGCTGTACGATTGTCAAAAAGAAAAAGTTAATATAATCCATAACAATCGCCGTGTGATTCTTATGGAAGGTCGTCAGCAAGGTAAGACAACTACCTCTGCTGCTTATATTCTTTGGTATACTATATTCCAAGAAAATAAAACTGTAGCTATTCTTGCTAACAAAGCTACTGCTGCTCGAGAAGTATTATCTCGTTATCAGTTAATGTTTGAGCACTTACCTGTGTGGTTGCAACAAGGTGTTACTACTTGGAATAAAGGTGACATTGAACTAGAAAATGGCTCAAAAGTTTTTACAGCTGCAACATCAACGTCAGGTATTCGTGGTAAGTCTGTTAACATGCTTTACGTTGACGAAACTGCTATTATTCCAAACACTGTTGCTGAAGAATTCTTTACGTCAGTGTACCCAACTATTTCAGCTGGTGAAACTACAAAGATTTTGTTGTCCTCTACGCCACTAGGTTACAATCACTTTTGGAAGTATTGGAATGATGCTGAAAATGGTCGTAATGGTTTCGTTCCACTATTCATTCCTTACTGGAAAATTCCAGGTCGTGATGAGAAATGGGCAGCTGAACAAAAGGCAATGCTTGGTGAACTAAAATACAACCAAGAAGTATTATGTAAGTTTTTAGGTTCCAGCTTAACATTAGTTGCAGCAGATACTATTGCAAAAATGTCAATTGCTCAAACAGTGTTTAGTAAAGATGGGTTAGATATATATGAACACGTTAAAGAAGGTAATGTATACGTATTAGTGGCCGACACAGCTAAAGGTGTTGGTGGTGACTATTCGGCATTTTCTGTCATTGATATATCCGAAGTACCATATAAACTTGTGGCTAAGTATAGAAAGAATGATATTAGTCCACTTTTATATCCAAACATTATACATCACGTAGCAACACAATTTAATGAAGCATTTGTACTAATTGAGATTAATTCAAGTGAGCAAGTGCCTTATATTATACATAATGAACTAGAGTATGAGAACTTGATGTTTGTTAGTAGATCTGGTGGTATGCAAACTATTACTGGCGGATTTGGTGGCGGTACTACTCAGCTGGGAGTAAATACCGACAAACGAGTAAAACGAACTGGATGTCATAACTTTAAATCATTAGTTGAAGAAAATAAGTTAATCATCCAAGACGCTGATACGATTTCTGAAATTTCCACGTTTATTGAAACACGTGGTTCTTATGCAGCTGACGATGGTTATCACGATGACTTAGTTATGACTTTAGTACTGTTTAGCTGGTTAACAGCAACACCGTATTTTAAAGACCTAAATAATGTAAACCTGAGACAAGTTATGTATGAGAAAAGAATCAAGGCATTGGAGGATGAATTAACTCCATTTGGCTTCTTAGATAATGGCGACACAAGAGAAAAACCACTTTTGAACTTCTGAAAATGGGTTTTAAATAAATAAATTAGTGCTTTCAGTGCTCCTCGAAGCAAAACAGAATAACATGTAATAAGGAGAATTACAATGCCTTTTCAACTTAGTCCTGGCGTTGCAGTTGTAGAAAAAGACTTCACATCAATCGTTCCAGCAGTATCTACTGCAGCTGGAGGTTTTGCTGGTGCGTTCCAATGGGGTCCATGTCTACAACCAGTGACAATTAACTCAGAAAACGATTTAGTACGACGTTTCGGTAAGCCATCCGATGTATTATTTCAATCATTTTTTACAGCTGCCAACTTTTTAAGTTATACAAATAACTTACTAGTAGTTCGTGCTGATACATTATCTCACAGAAATGCTGTTGCTAGCGTATCTGGTACTCTACAAAGCGTAACAATGACCAACGTTGGTTCTGGTTATACCAGTGTCCCAACTGTTGCATTTAGCGCACCTCAAATTCCTGGTGGCGTAACTGCTACTGGTACTGCTGTTTTATCTGGTGGTGGCGTAACTGCTGCTACTATTGCTAACCAAGGTAGTGGTTATATTAGTGCCTTAGTTACTTTTAGTGCACCACAAAATTCAAGTGGCGTACTTGCTACTGGTACTGCTACTATTGTTGGTGGTGCAATTACAGGTATCTCAATCACTAATGCTGGTTCTGGTTATACTATCGCTCCTACTGTAACAATTACATCAGCAAGTGGTGTTGGTGCTACAGTTGGTGTTGTTACTATTCAAGCATCTACTGTTGTTGGTATTACTACTAATAATGGTGGTACTGGTTATACTACTGCTCCTACTGTAACAATTACTGGTGGTGGTGGAACTGCAGCAGCTGCAACAGCTTCTATTCAAGTTGGTGGCGTTAAGATTCTAAACGAAAACGATTACTTAGCTAACTGGGCTGCTGGCTCTGGTGTTAATGGTGAGTGGGCTGCAAAATACCCAGGAACTCTAGGTAACTCTATTAAAGTTTCTATGTGCGGTAATACTGCTGCATTTACAACTTGGGAATATAAAGCAGAATTTGATTCTGCACCTGGAACTTCTGATTACGCTGCTAGCGTATCTGGTTCTAATGACGAATTACACGTTATCGTTATTGATAATGATGGTCGTTGGACAGGTCAGCCTGGAGCAGTTCTAGAAAAGTTTGCTTATGTTTCTAAAGCATCTGATGCTAAAAAATCTGATGGTACAAACAACTACTATAAAGATGTAATCAATGGTCGTTCAGAGTATATCTGGTGGACTGATTTCCCATTAAATACTGGTAACACAGCTCCAGTAACTGATTGGGGTATCATTGCTACTAATAATGCGTTTGATGATTGCGGTAATAAGACTTATATTTTAGCTGGTGGTGTTGATACAACTGTTCCTACAGATGGTCAGTTGATGACAGCATGGGATATCTATCGTGACGACAGTCGTTATGATGTATCTCTAATGCCAATTGGTAAAGCAAGCACTACTGTTGCTAACTTTGTTATTGCAATAGCAGAAGAGCGCAAAGATTGTATGGTCTTTATTTCCCCACAAGACGTTTCTAGTGGTGAGATTATCCAGAACAGTCAGTATCAAACTGGCGCAATTGAAAAGATTATTGCTTACCGTAATGCTCTACCATCAACTTCTTATGCTGCGCTAGACTCTGGTTACAAATATCAGTATGATCGCTATAACGACAAATATCGTTTTATTGCTCTAAATGGTGACGTTGCTGGTCTATGTGCTCGCACTGATTACACTAATGATCCTTGGTTCTCTCCAGGTGGTCTAAATCGTGGTCAAATCAAGAACGTAGTTAAGTTAGCAGTTCATCTACACAAGACTGATCGTGATAACCTTTACAAAGCTGGTATTAACCCTGTTGTTAATTTCCCAGGAGAAGGTACTGTTCTATTCGGTGACAAGACTTTATTATCTAAGCCAAGTGCTTTTGATCGTATTAACGTACGTCGTCTATTCATCGTTATGGAAAAAGCAATTGCTACTGCTGCTAAATTCCAGTTGTTTGAATTCAACGATGGATTTACTCGTGCTCAGTTCCGTAACTTAGTAGAGCCATTCCTACGTGATGTTCAAGGTCGTCGTGGTATTACTGATTTCGTAGTTAAGTGCGATGATTCTAACAACACTGGTGAAGTTATTGATCGTAACGAATTTGTTGCTGACATCTTTATCAAGCCAAATCGTTCTATCAACTTTATCACTCTTAACTTTGTTGCTGCTCGCTCTGGAATTAACTTTTCAGAGATCGGTGCGTAACGACTAAATAAAGAGAACAAGGAGAATTAAATGGCAAATATTAGCGATTTCAAAGCGCAAATGATTGGTGGCGGTGCTCGTCCCAATCAATTCCGTGTTGAATTAGTATTCCCTAGCTACGTACCACTAGGTATCGTAGCTGGTCAGCGTGCTCAGTTCTTGTGTAAAGCTGCACAGTTACCTGCTTCCACTATTGAGAACATTCAAGTTCTTTATAAAGGTCGTCAGATTAACTTTGCAGGTGAACGTAACTTTACACCTTGGACTGTAACAATCTATAACGATACAACTTTTAACATCCGCAACGCCATGGAACAATGGCAAGCTGGTATTCAAAGTTACTCAAGCACAGACGGTAGAACTAATCCACGTGATTATCAAGTAGATTTACAAGTTCATCAATTAGATCGTAGTGGTGCAATCATCAAGAGCTATAAGTTCGTTGATGCTTTCCCTACTAACATTGGTCCGATTGCGTTGGATTTTGACCAACAAAATCAGATCGAACAGTTTGACGTAGAATTCCAGTTTAATTACTTTACTTCTAACGCAACTGAGGGTGGTGGAATCAATGTTAATGTTTCAGTTGATACACCAATCGGTAGCTTCCCACTACCTATCTAACTAGGTTGACAATTTAATTATGCAATTATTTGGATTCGAGATAACACGTAAAACTGAAAAAGAGGTCGGAGCTGTAGTAACTCCGATCTCTGATGACGGCTCAACAGTTGTATCTTCCAATGCCACTTCCTATTATGGAATGGTTATGGATTTGGATACCATTGTTAAGAATGAGAACGATTTAATTAGACGTTATCGTGATACAGCAATGTACGCTGATTGCGATGCAGCCATTGAAGACATTGTAAATGAAGCAATCATTTCAGAGTCTGATGATCAAGCTGTAAAGATTAACTTAGATAAAGTTAAGTTGTCTGAGTCTATTAAAAATAAGATTCGTGCAGAGTTTGACGAAATCTTACGTTTATATAATTTCGATGATAAAGGTCACGAAATTTTCCGTCAGTGGTATATTGATGGGCGTAGTTATTACAATATTCTTTTGGATGTTGAGAATCCAAAAGCTGGAATTCAAGAATTGCGTTATGTGGATCCTAGAAAGATTCGCAAGATTAAAAATGTGGAAAAGAAACGCAACCCACAAGGTATTGATATCGCTGTAAAGACTGAAGAGTATTACATTTACAACGATAAAGGAATCACTGAGGCACAAGTTGGTGGTGTTAAACTGTCTGTTGATTCTATTGTCTACTGTCCTTCTGGATATGTAGACCACAATTCAGGTTTAATGCTTTCGTATTTACACAAAGCTATTAAGCCAACCAATCAATTAAAGATGATTGAAGATGCGGTTGTTATTTACCGTATTAGTCGTGCTCCAGAACGTAGAGTGTTTTATGTTGATGTTGGTAACTTGCCTAAATTAAAGGCTGAGCAATACGTTAATGATATTATGAACAAGTTTAAAAATAAAATTGTTTATGATGCAACTACTGGTGAAACACGTGACGATCGTCGCCATCTATCAATGATGGAAGATTTCTGGATGCCACGTCGTGAAGGTGGTAAGGGTACTGAAATTACCACATTACCAGGTGGACAGAATTTGGGTGACATTCAAGACATTCAATACTTCCAACAGAAGTTATATCAAGCATTGAATGTTCCACTATCAAGATTACAACCATCAACTGGGTTTGCACTTGGTAGATCTACTGAAATTACACGTGATGAAATTAAGTTTAATAAATTTATCCAACGTGTACGTAAAAAGTTTAGTACCCTATTTGGTGCAGCATTACGTGTTCAGTTGATTGCAAAGAATATTATTAAGCCAGAAGAATGGAAAGGCTTAGAGCAGTTAATACAGTATGATTATCAGCAAGACAATAACTTTGCTGAATTAAAAGACAATGAACTTTTAATACAACGTGTAACTGCCCTGACTCAAATGGAACCATTCATTGGTAGATTTTATTCTGCCAAGTGGATTCGTAAAAATGTATTACATCAAACTGACGATGAGATCGAACAGTTGGATAAAGAAATGCAAGAAGATCGTGATACAGCTTTTGATGATGCTGAACACAAAGGTGCACTTGCTGGTACTACTCAAGTAGCACAACAGAAAGAATTATCAGATAATGGATTTGGTGGTGATGAACAATCACCTAATGCACAATAAGGAGATGAAAATGACAGAATCAGTAAAGAACTTAATTAACGCAATATCAGCAGGGGATGCTGTTGAAACTGAAAATGCGTTTCAATTAGCAATCGCAGATAAGATTTCAGCCAGACTTGATGATATGAAGATTGAAGTTGCAAAGGGTATGTTTGCGCAACAAGATTCAGCTGAAGCTGAACAAGAAGTAGAACAAGAAACTCAAACTACAGAAGAATAATGCATTACTCTAAGTTTATCAAAAGTATTAATTCTTCTGCTGCTCCAGTAGTAGCCGAAGAAACTACACTTGATGAAATAATCAAAGAGTCGTACGAAGATATTGAAGATGGTCGAATCGCTACTATCATACGAGAACACCACGATATTAAAGTTACAAATACGTTAATAGAATCATACAGAGAATTAGCTGCTTCTAAAATATTTACCGTTGATCCAATCGTACAAGAAATTAGAAAATTAAACAAATTAGATTCGATCGTTGAAAATAAGATTCACTACACTTTGAATGATAATTCTGTTGTTGCAATAAATGAAGGTACACAAGAAGTCCTAAATAATTTATTGTCAAAAGATAAAGAAGTTATTGAGTACATGCGAGAAAGCAAGAGTAATTTCTTTTATGTGCTTAAGAAAATTAAGGAATAAAGATGGCATTAACTAAAACCATATTAAAGATGACAGAGACAGAAACTGTCGTTAAGGTTGCTGGTGCTGCTGGATCAGCCACTATTGACTTGCAAACAGATTTAGTTGACACAAATCAAGCTACATCAGGTGCAACTCAAACAGTTACTATTACTGGTGTTCGCTGGAATGGTGAACTTAGTAATACCCTTAATATAACAAGAAATAGCATAAGAGTACTTACTCTGCCAACTGAGTTGGGTGATTACATTGCGTTTGATGGTCAAGAAATGCCACCAGAAAATACTGAAGCTACTTCTGATATTGTAATCAGTCAAACTGGCACTGGTCAAGTAGAATTGTATTTAAAACTACGTAAAGTTTCTGGTTATGCACCTAAGGTTGAAACCACACAATTCAGCGTCTATGATGACGTTAATACAGTAGGAAGCTAAAATGAGACTAATCAAAGAAGTTTTCGACACAACAAACGTAATCGTTGAATCGAAGCTAGGTAAACCAAAACAATATTTTATTGAAGGTGTTTTCCTTCAATCTGAATTGCAAAACCGTAACGGACGTATGTATCCAGAGAAAATTATGGATAAAGAAGTTAGCCGTTATATGGAAAGTTATGTTGCCAAGAATCGTGCTTATGGAGAACTAGGTCATCCAGATTCACCTTCTATTAATTTAGATCGTGTTTCTCACTTGATCGTAGATCTACGTAAAGAAGGCACTAACTACATCGGTCGAGCAAAAATTTTAGATACTCCAATGGGTCAAATCGCCAAAGGTCTTTTAGATGGTGGTGCTAACCTTGGTGTTTCTAGTCGAGCACTTGGTTCTTTACAAATGAACAAAGAAGGTGTTCAAGTGGTACAAGACGACTTCATGCTGTCAACAGCAGCAGATATCGTTGCGGACCCATCCGCTCCAGATGCTTTCGTTCAAGGTATTATGGAAAGCAAAGAGTGGGTATTTGTTGATGGAAAGTTTGTGGAGAAGCATATTGAAGAGGCACGTAAGAGTATTATGAAAGCCACTTCCAAGAATCTAGATGAAGCGAAAATACTCGCTTTTCAGAATTTTCTGAGAGAAATCAGATAAATAATAAATAATTACATAGAACTAATCCAGTTAGGAGAAAAACGATGTCAATCGAACAAAAAATCGCTGAGCTTCTTGCAGAATCTAAAGCTGCTCAATTAGAAGAACAAATTACTGAAGAGACTACTGAAGAAGTAGTATCAGAAGAAGTTGTTGAAGAAATTGCACAAGAACTCGATGAAGCAAAAAAGAAAGAAGTTTGCGAAGACGAGGAACTTAAAGAAGAAGAACTTACTGTTGACGTGTCAGCTGATGTTGCTGCACTAATCAATGGCGAAGAACTTACTGAAGAATTTAAAACTAAAGCTGCTACTATTTTTGAAGCAGCAGTAGTTAATCGAGTAAAGCAAGAAGTTGCTAAACTTGAAGAAGAATACGCAGCTCTTTTAATCAAAGAGTCTGAAGAAATTGCAGAGGGTCTTATTGAAAAGGTTGATGGATATCTCGACTACGTTGTCGAGCAGTGGATTGCACAGAATGAACTAGCCCTTGAGCATGGTATGAAGTCCGAAATCCTAGAAGGATTTGTTGCTGGACTAAAAGGTCTTTTCGAAGAACATTATATCGATATTCCTGAAGAGAAATTCGACGTAGTGGGCGTAATGGAAAGTACTATTGAAGAACTAGAAACTAAGTTAAATGAGCAAGTTGCTGCTAATGTTGAGCTAAACAAAACTGTTGGCGAAATGAAGCGTAGCGAGATCGTTGAGACAGCCTGTGAAGGTTTATCTGATACTGAAGTTGAGAAGTTCAAAGGTCTAGCTGAAGAGTTAGCATATGAAGATGTTGAAACTTTTACTACTAAAGTTCAAACTATTCGTGAAAGCTACTTCACTACCAAAGCACAATCAGATGTTGCATCTGTAGTTACTGATTCCCCTGTAGAAATGCTTGCTGAAGAAAAGAAATTAGATCCAGCAATGGCACAATACTTGGCAGCAATTAATCAGTTCAAAAAATAAAATCTTTTTAAAAGGAAACTAAAATGACAACTCGTCAAGAATTAATGGAAAAATGGGCACCAGTATTAAATGCTGAAGCTGCTCCACAAATTAAAGATCAGTACCGTAGAGAAGTTACTGCTGTTCTTTTAGAGAACCAAGAACGCGAAGCTGCTAAGCAGAACCAAGTGTTCACTGAAGCTACTCATGCAAACGCTGGTGGTACTGGTGTTGCTTTAGGTGGTGCAGGTACTAACGCAAACATGGCTGGTTACGATCCAGTTCTTATCAATCTAGTACGTCGTGCTGCTCCACAGATGATCGCTTATGACATCGCTGGTGTTCAGCCAATGACTCAGCCAACTGGCTTGATCTTTGCAATGAAGAGCAAGTATACTAGCCAAGCTGGCGCAGAAGCATTGTTCAATGAAGCTGATACAGACTTTGCTGGTACAGGTACTCACGCTGGTGCAAACCCAGTTGACGGTACTTATACTACTGGTACTGGTATGTCTACTGATACTGCTGAAGGTCTTGGCGATAGCACTGCTTTCGGTCAAATGGCTTTCTCTATCGAGAAGACTACTGTAACTGCTAAGACACGTGCTTTGAAAGCAGAATACACTGTTGAATTGGCTCAAGACTTACAAGCTGTTCACGGTCTAAACGCTGAAGCTGAACTAAGCAACATCCTTTCAACAGAAATCACTGCTGAATTGAACCGTGAAGTTGTACGTACTGTTTACACTGCTGCTAAAGTTGGTGCTGAAATCGGTACTGCTACTGCTGGTACTTTTGACCTTGACGTTGACGCAAATGGTCGTTGGTCTGTTGAGAAGTTCAAAGGTCTATTGTTCCAAATCGAACGTGAAGCAAACGCTATTGCCCAGACTACTCGTCGTGGCCGTGGTAACTTCATCATCTGTTCTTCTGACGTAGCTTCTGCTTTGGCAATGGCTGGCGTACTTGACTATGCTCCTGCATTGTCAACTGGTTTGAACGTAGATGAGGCTTCTACTACTTTCGCTGGTGTTCTAAATGGTAAGTACAAAGTATATGTTGACCCATATTCTGCTAACCAATCTGCTAGCCAGTTCTTTGTAGTTGGTTACAAAGGTACTTCTGCGTTTGACGCTGGTTTGTTCTATTGCCCATACGTTCCACTACAGAAAGTAAACGCAATTGATCCAAACACTTTCCAGCCAAAAATTGGCTTCAAGACTCGCTACGGTATGGTTGCAAACCCATTCACTAGCTTGTCTTCAGGTGCTAACATCTATTACCGTAAAGTTAAAGTTACTAACATTATGTAATTCATAATGTTGGTTTCATAGAAACTGACGATAAGAAGCAGTGTTTAAGGGGAACAGAAATGTTCCCCTTTTTTATTTGTCCTAAATAAAAGAAACGAGAACTGACTATGACCAACAGAACATTAAGTTGCCCGATTCCTGATAACATTTCACCATTGTCACCAAATGGGTTTCAGTTTGGCATTCAAAAATTACCACAACTTAGCTTCTTTTGCCAACAGGTAAATCTTCCAGGAATTACATTGGGATCACCAGAGTTTGGTAACCCATTTAACGTTGCACCAATTCCAGGTGATACGCTAACGTATGATACTTTATCTGTTCAGTTTTTGGTTGATGAAAATATGTCCAATTATAAAGCAATATATAATTGGGTAGTTGCACTGGGTTTCCCAGAAACATATGAGCAATACTTGACTTTAATAAGTGGTGCTGATATTAATAGTTTAAGTGAACTTGCAAAGAATTATTCCGATGCATCTTTAACAATATTGGGTGCGTCAAATAATCCTGTGCAAACAATTGAATTCTACGATTTGTTTCCTGTAACTATTGACTCATTAATGTTTCAGTCAACAAACCAAGACGTGCAATACTTAGTTGGGAATGCAACTTTTAGATACGCTTATTATAAATTTTTGTAAAATACTTGCTTTAAATTGCAAGGTGTAGTATAATGATAGTTATGTCCATGTGAGGAAATTATGACTTTAAATGAATTGCAAGAAATGTGGGAAACTGATGCTGGGATAGATGATAACTATCTTGGTGAAAGTTCTGTCGCCACTCCAAAACTCCACGCCAAATATATCAAACTGCTTGTCGGTGCAAAACTCAAGCACACTAAACTTCAATCAGATTATTTGCTACTGCGCAAAAACAAATTTCGTTTATATCGTGGCGAGTTATCTCGTGATGAATTAACAAATCTTGGTTGGGCTCAGTGGCAAGGTGTTAAGCCATTGAAGAATGAGATGGATGAATTTTTACAAGGTGACTCTGAGTTAGTCACTATTAAAGTAAAGATTGATTATCTTGAAACAATGATTTATTTTTTAGAATCCGTTCTAGGTCAAATCAAAGCCAGAGACTGGCAGATTAAAACTGCCGTGGAATGGAAACGATTCTTAGCTGGTATGTAATGATAAAAATTGAAAAACTAGACGAAGTCTATGTAAGAGTTTTTAGTGAAGGTTCAATTGAACAAGAACTATCAGACTTCTTTACGTATGAATATCCAGGTGCTAAATTTACACCACAGTTCCGTGCTAGATTGTGGGATGGTAAAGTACGTTTATACGATCAAATACGTAAAACCCTTTATGTTGGTCTAGTATCATACGTTGAAGAGTTTGCCACCCGCAATGGGTATGGTATTCAGTACGTTTCCCCAATACACAAAACAAATAATATTACTGCAGATCAAGTGCAAGATTACGCTGCTGCATTAGAACCAATGGGTCACGGTAAACCTATTGAGATACGTGACTACCAAATTGAAGCAGTGCAAACTGCACTAGATCGTGAAAGAGTATTACTACTATCACCAACAGCGTCAGGTAAGTCATTTATTATTTACACAACAATGCGTTGGCATGTTGAGCAAAACCGCAAGTGTATTATTATTGTTCCAACTACTTCTCTTGTTGAGCAGTTGTATACTGATTTTGAAGACTATTCCTCAGCAAATGGTTGGGAACCATCTATTCACTGTCAAAAATTATATTCTGGGTTTACAAAAGACTTTACCAAGGATGTACTAATTACAACTTGGCAATCAGTTTATCTGCAACCAAAATCTTGGTTTAAACAATTTGATGTTATCTTTGGCGATGAAGCACATCAGTTCAAAGCAAAGTCCTTAACCACAGTTATGGAAAAGATGGATAATGTTCGTTATCGTATTGGCACAACAGGTACGCTTGATAATAAAAAGATTCATCGTTTAGTTCTTGAGGGTATGTTTGGTCCAGTGCATCGTGTCACTACAACTAAAGCCCTAATGGAAACCCAGAAGTTAGCCAAGCTAAATATAATGTGCGTGGTTCTTAAGTATAATGAAGAGATTCGTAAGGGACGTAAAAATAACACATACCAAGAAGAAATGGATTGGCTTGTTTCTTGTGAACCAAGAAATAAATTTATCCGAAACTTGGCAGTAAAGTCTAAAGGTAATACGCTGGTACTTTTTCAATACGTTGAAAAACACGGCAAAGTCCTGTACGATCTTATCAAAGAAAAAGTTCATTCTGAAAGAAAAGTATTTTTCGTTTACGGTGGAACTGAGACTTCAGATAGAGAAGCAATAAGACATATTACAGAAGGTGAACCAGATGCTATTATTATTGCATCGTATGGAACATTTTCTACTGGAATTAATATACCTTCGATTGAAAACGTAATCTTTGCTAGCCCTTCAAAAAGCAAAATACGTAATCTCCAATCAATAGGTCGTGGGTTACGTTTAAAAAATGGTAAGACTGAGTGCAACTTATTTGATTTAGCAGATGACTTGCATTGGAAGTCTTGGAAAAACCATACATTAAATCATGCAGCGGAGCGTTACAAAACATACGCTGAAGAACAATTTGATTTAAAACTAGTAGAGGTTAATTTATGTTGATGGGCGATGAGCATTACGTTATTGTTAAGTTTACTTCAGGTGAACAAGTTATGGCTGTCTTGTTAGAAGAAACTATTGAGGATTTAACTATTGTATATCCAATGCAAATTCGTTTGACTCCTATTCTAGATGCTGATGGTGCAAGAGAACACGTTACAGCAACTCCTTGGAATAAATTTGCAGATGATCCACAAGTGACAATTAATAAAAGAAATGTTCTCTTTATTAAAAATCTCCACCACGTACTGATCCCGCATTATACACGTTTAGTTTCTGAGAATGAAGAAACGCAATTAGTGAATAAAAAAGAAAACAGAGCAGAAGATCTTTCTTGGGGAGATGAAGAGACACAGGAAGAAGTCGATGCATTAAGCAATGAAGAACTTCTAAAGAGAATAAGAATGCTAGAATCTATTGCGGAGAAGGAAGAAACAGTATTCGTTGAAGGAAACGATACAATTCACTAACAGTTCCGATCAACCCTAACACAGTGAGTTTACCTGTTTTCAAAATAAAAGTAAACTCTAATTATATTGCAGCAATGCAAAAACTTTTACTTGCCTTTAACTCACTATCAAGGTAAACTTATATTTGTAGCTGGTTCAACCAGATAGGATATATTGTGGCAAATTACATTAACAACGCTGACTTTTTAGCAGCAATTAAATTATACAAACAGTCTGTATTAGATGCAGAAGCAGCTGGGTTACCGAAACCACAGATTCCACGATATTTGGGAGAGTGTATTTTAAAGATTGCAACGCATCTTTCTTATAAACCTAACTTTATCAATTATACCTACAAAGATGATATGATTCTTGATGGTATTGAAAACTGCATTAATTACTTTGACAACTTTGATCCCAATAAGTCCAGCAATCCGTTTGCGTACTTTACACAAATTATATTTTATGCTTTCTTGCGAAGAATCTCCAAAGAAAAGAAACACTCTTACATCAAGAACAAACTAATTCAAGATATGCCGTTTGATGCATTTGAATTACAACAACAAGATGAAGACGGACACTTTCATAATGCGTATATTGATTTTATGCAAAGCAACAATAACTTTGATAACTCGTTTATCGAAAAGAAAAAAGTAAAGAGTAAAAAACAAAAGTCCAATCTAGATGATTTTATAGGTGATAGTGATGCACAAATCGATTCGGGATCTGATACGTAATTTAGGTGATAATGGTGTTGATTTTCAGCCAGCAATAGCAAGATCGACAAGTAGAGCCAGAAAAAGAGCACGTGTTCGCAATGGTAAGTTACTACGTAAGTTTACTTGGGACGCAACAGATGATCAGTTTAATTTGAAAGAAATTATGAATAACAGTGATAACAAAATTTTCTTAGGTGTTTCAGATGTTGAAGACCTAGTTACAGCAGAGATTGTAAAGCGTCGCATTGAAGATGGACATACAACTGTTCAACGTGAGACCACTGTTCTTTGTAATCGTGAACGCTGGGCAACTTGGGCAGAAGCCCATTATAAAACTATGCTTTATGTTCAAAGCAATTCTTCTTCTGGCTTTATCATTGAAGAAGAAACTGAAAACTTTATCAAGTTTGATGTAAACTCCAACTCAACTACTGTGCGTGCATACGGAGATGCTGTATTTGCAGAATGCATCGTTGCTGAAGTTGAAGCTACCTTTGATGTTGTTACATCTTATATTGAGTGGATTTATGGTAGTGATGGTAACTCTGTCAACGTGCCACTAAATCGTGATCGTATGCCTGTTGAAGAAATGTATCCATTCCTTAAAGGCGAATCCCTTGGTGATTACTACGATCGCTACATGGAATCTTCTGCCAACATTCTCCTACTAATTGGACCTCCAGGAACTGGTAAAACTACATTCATTCGTGGTTTACTTGCACACCGTAACGCATCTGCAATCGTAACATACGATGCACAGATTCTTGAGAAAGATGGTTTCTTTGCTCGCTTTATCGAAGATGATACTCAAGTTATGGTGCTTGAAGATTCTGATGCATTCTTGAAATCTCGTAGCGACGGTAACACAATGATGCATCGTTTCCTAAACGTAGGTGATGGTCTTGTGACAACTAAAGGTAAGAAAATGATTTTCTCTACTAACCTTCCATCTATCCGTGACATTGATTCTGCATTGATTCGTCCAGGACGTTGCTTTGACATCGTCACATTCGATGCACTAAATTATGCTGATGCCAAGAAACTTGGTGATAAACTCGGTGTTCCTGTTGATGCTGGAGCTTCTTCTTATTCTATTGCTGAAGTGTTCAACAAACAATCAGAGTTCAGCCAAAAGACACAATCAAATAGAAAGGTAGGTTTCATTTGAAGGTAGCCATTATTACTGACCAACACTTTGGTGCTAGGAATGACAGCATCGCATTCTTAGACTTCTATGAGAAATTCTATGAAAATACTTTCTTTCCTGCTCTTGATTCTGCTGGCATTACTACCGTACTTGTTCTTGGCGACACATTTGATAGACGCAAGTATGTAAATTTCTATGCACTTGACAGAGCCAAAAAAATGTTCTTTAATGAATTAGAAGAACGTGGTATACAAGTACATATGCTGGCAGGTAATCATGACACGTATTTTAAAAATACCAATGACGTGAATTCACCTGACTTATTGCTGCGTGAGTATAGCAACATTAATGTAATTGATCACCCAACTACAATTAATGTAGATGGTACAGACATCTGTATGATGCCTTGGATTTGTCCTGAGAATTATCAATCATCTCTTGACGAAATGAAAACAACAAAAGCTGAAATCTGTATGGGTCACTTTGAGATCGCAGGTTTTGCAATGTATAGAGGAATGGAGTCACATGAAGGACTTTCTAAAGAAGTGTTTGATAAGTTTGATCTTGTCTTTTCTGGTCATTATCATCATAGAAGTGATGATAAGCACATCTACTATCTCGGGAATCCGTACGAACTTACTTGGCAAGACTATAACGATCCCAGAGGGTTTCACTTGTTCGACACAACTACAAGAGGACTCGAGTTCATTTGCAATCCTTATACAATGTTCGCAAGAATCGAGTACGACGATAAGGAAAGCGAGCCCATCGAGATCGATGCCGTTGATTTAAAAGAAAAGTACGTTAAACTAATTGTAACAAATAAAACTGACTTTTATAAATTTGACCGATTTATACAAAAGCTGTATAATAAAGGTTGCCATGAAATTAAGATATTGGAAGATATGTCTGAGTTTGAAGATGGCGAAGTTGGTGAAGAAATTAACTTAGAAGATACAGTTAGTGTTCTCTCGCATTATATTGATAGTATTCAAACTGATGTTGACAAAGAACAAATTAAGAATTATATGAGAACACTTTATACGGAAGCCGTGAACCAAGAGGTAGTATAATGCAACAACTTAACATAGAGTATTTCTTTCCACTTACGGAACAGATTCCACTTGACTTAGATTTTACGCTAACTGAAAAGTATATTTTAGATAAGCGAAATGAGCAGTTAAATAATTGTGTTACCTTGTCTGCAGGGCAGGCATTGTGGGCATTTAATGGTGGAACAGTTACTATGGGCAACAATTTGGGTAATCCATCGTTTACTATCAACGTGGATCAAACACCAATTACTATTGTATCTAAAAAGAAACCCAACTTTATAAAGCAGTTCATTTATAAGTCTTTGGGTATGAAATGGAAAAGTGAATGATTGTATTTAAAAGTGTAGAGTGGTCTAACTTTTTATCGACTGGTAATTCTCCAAATAAAGTTTTACTTGATAAAGCACCAACAACTCTTATCATTGGTAAGAATGGTGAAGGTAAAAGCACAATCTTGGATGCATTGTGCTTTTCATTGTTTGGTAAACCATTCCGTAACATCAATAAGAATCAGTTGATCAATAGCATCAATGGTAAAAAGTGTTTGGTTACTGTTGAGTTTTCTATTAGTGGTCATGACTACAAAGTAGTGCGTGGAATCAAACCAAACTTGTTTGAGATCTATCAAGATGACGAATTACTTAATCAAGATGCGGCATCTCGTGACTACCAAAAGATTCTTGAGCAACAAATCTTAAAATTAAATTACAAGACATTTACTCAAGTAGTTATTCTTGGTTCAGCATCGTTTGTTCCATTTATGCAGTTACCATCAAACCAACGAAGAGAAGTTATTGAAGATATTCTTGATATCCGTATTTTCTCAACAATGAACCAACTGTTGAAAGCCAAGGCACTGGAGACTAAAGATGCAATTACAAGAATCGAAAATGAGATATCAAATGCAAAGACAAAGGTTGAATCTCAAACGCAACTTATTAAAACCATTAACGAAGCCAAAACGCAAAGCATTAACGCAATCCAATCAAAAATTACTGCTAACCTGTCTGAGATTTCTAAGACAGAGGGCGAGATCAGTGGCATCGTGGCGGAGATCGAAAGTCTTAAAGTCAGCATCGCAAATAAGGAAAAGGTATCTGAAGACATCGACAAAGCCAAAACTATCAAGTCCAAGTTACTCCAGAAAATCGAAACTTGTGAGCACAACACAGAGTTTTTTAGCGAACACGATGTATGTCCAAGCTGTAACCAAGATATCGCAGAGGAATACAAAGAGAGTATTGTCAAAGATCTTAATGAGAAAATGTTGGATAACAACAACAAGATTAATGAACTCGAAACCATACTCACTAATCTCAATGCGAATCTATCGAAAATTAACGAAGTGGTTGGGCAAATTACCGATAAGAACATTGAGTTATCTACAAGGAACTCTACTATCACCTTACTCAATAAACAAGTCAAAGAACTTGAAGCTGAGACCAAAAGGGTTGAATCTGACACAACTAACATCGATGAAGAGAAGAGCAAGTTAAAGGAACTTGCCACTGATGCTATCTGTAAACTCAATACGAAAACTTCTCTGCAAGAGCATCGTAATCTAGAAGAAGTTGCATCAATCTTGTTAAAAGATACTGGTATTAAAACAGCCATTATCCGTGAGTACTTGCCCATTATGAACAAGTTGATCAACAAGTACCTTGCTGCAATGGATGCTTATATCCACTTTGAATTGGATGAAGCATTCAATGAGATTGTTAAATCTCGTTATCGTGATGAGTTTACTTATGCAAGTTTTAGTGAAGGTGAAAAGATGCGCATTGACTTGGCTATTCTTTTTACTTGGCGTCAAATTGCAAAGATGAAAAACTCTGTGAACACAAACTTGCTTATCTTGGATGAGATCTTTGACTCATCTCTTGATACAGCTGGCACGGATTACTTCTTAAATTTGATGAATCAACTTGGTGACAAGAGCAACATTTTTGTGATTTCACACAAAGGTGATCAGCTGTTTGATAAGTTTAGATCCGTGATTCGGTTTGAAAAACGTAGTGATTTCTCTGTTATCGTATAACCCTCAGTTCTTGAGGGTTATTTTTCCCCTTTAAAATCAACAACTTACGCAGTCGCTTTACTTTAATTCAGATCTAAGGCATAATTCTACTATTGAATGGAGATTATACTATGGAAATGTGGAAAGACTTTAGCGACTTTGAAATTGCATCTCTTGCTGGAAGTTATGGCTTGGAAGACTTAATTGTTTTCAATAGCGATCTAACTCTTGCAAACCGCACACAGCTTGAAACTTTGATTGCGGAATTTGAAATTGACATGGCATTTGGAGAATAATATGAACTCTAAAATAAATGCAGTTGACTTAACAGCAAAACTTCTTGCCACAGAAAACCTAAGCGTACGTCGTGCTCGATCACGTACTGCATCTTTTGATATTAAATCTCGGGTGCTAACTCTTCCAATGTGGAAAGACATGACACCAGAAGTTGAGGGTATGTTGGTTGGTCACGAAGTTGGTCATGCTCTATGGACTGGCGATGAGTACATGAAACCGATCCAAGAAAACCCAAAGATGCATTCTTACTTGAATGTGTTGGAAGACGTACGTATTGAGAAATTGCTCAAACGTAAATATCCAGGTATTCGTAAGACCATGAATGAGGGTTACAAACAACTCAACGAAAAGGACTTCTTTGGTGTTGGTAAAACTGATCTGACTTTAATCAATCTTATTGACAGAATTAACCTTTATTACAAAGCAGGTTTTACTTGTGGTGTTCAGTTTACACCTGAAGAAAAGTCATTCGTAGTTCGTGCTGAAAAGACAGAAACTATTGATGAGGTAGTTACCCTTGCCAAAGAAATTTATGAATACTCTCTGGAGCAAGCAAAAAAGAATGCTGGTCAACGTATGCTCGAAGAACAACAAGAGCGAGAAGAAGACGATGAGGAATCGGGTGAGTATGATGACCTAGATGAAATTGATGAAGACTTCGATAACATCGATGATTCAGATATGGACAAGACAGGTGAAACTCAAGACGAAGATGCTTTTGAGGGTGAAGAAAAGAAACAATCTTCTTTGGGCAAAACCAAAACTGAAGAAGAAAAGAAACAAGAAATTGTTGACAAAGAAATGGAATCCGTGACGGATAAAACTCTGGAAGAGAAACTTGCTGAATTGGCAGATGAATCAACTGAGTTCCACTACCATCAGCTGGACAGCGATTATGTCGTTGACCACGTTATTGGTTACAAAAAGATTTTGTCTGATGTTGCCGAGTCGTTTGTAAATATGGAACACAATGTTAAATCTATTGATGACTTTAAACCAGAATCTTCACGTATCGTGAATTATCTCATCAAAGAATTTGAGATGAAAAAGTCTGCAACAATGTATAAACGTGCTCAGACTTCAAAGATGGGTTCTTTGGATATGAAGAAAGTTTGGTCTTACAAGTTGAATAGCGATTTGTTCAAACGTGTAACTACTTTCCCGCAAGGTAAAAATCACGGTATGATTTTCTTGCTTGACTGGTCAGGTTCGATGGATATGATGTTGGATGACACTATCAAACAAGTTGTTACCTTGGCAATGTTCTGTCAACGTGCTCAGATCCCGTATCAGGTATTTGCCTTTAGTAGTCAATACGACATCTTTACTCAGCACACTGATGCATATAGTAAAATGCGTGCCAAGCAGACTGCTATCTACGCAACTGAAGATACTAAGATTCTGAATAATGCTGTGAACAACTTTGCTTTACTTGAGTTGTTTAGCAACAAGATGAGTAATGTTGAGTTCAACACAATGTGTAAGTATGTGATGGATCGTTACTTCCGCTACGCCAGAAATGGTGAATACAATACTGGTGGTACTCCACTAAATGAAGCATTGGCATATATGGTTGATTATATTCCAAAATTCATCAAAGCCCACAACGTTGAGAAAATGTCATTCATTACTCTGACGGATGGTGAGGGTGCAGCTTTGTATCCTGTGTATCGTCAATCTCTCGATTCAGTACGCAATGAACGTGTCCTTGACGAAAAGACTGGTGAGTACAGATACAATCGTATTCAGATGAAACACTTCTTACAAGATCCTATGACTAAAAAGTCTTATGAATTGCCTAAGCATGGTAGTGGTCAAAGCGAAGTATTGTTGCGTATGATTAAAGATCGTTACAATGTTAATAGCGTTGGATTTTATATCGTGCCAAATACACGTCGTTACTTGTGTCAAGCAGTTCGTGCAAACTTGCCTGGATTTGCTGGTTCTGAATATAACCTTGTTGACGTATGGCGTAAAGAGTTCCGTGACAATGGATTTGCATCTGTTAAAAACACTGGACGTGATGACTTGTTTATTATCCCTCAGAATAAACTTGCTGTTGAAAATGAACAACTTGAAATTCTTGCAAACCAAACGGCAAAGCAAATTTCAAATAAGTTCAGTAAAATGATGTCCTCCAAGAAGACTAGCCGAGTGCTGCTCAACAAGTTTATTGGTTACGTTGCGTAAGTCATTGATTTATAAGGGGAAAATAATCCCCTTATTTTTGGTAGGGAATGCAAGAAATCGCTTTACTTAAATTCAGATATCAGGCATAATTATACTATTGAATGGAGATTAATTATGAATGAATTTACTACGTTTTCTGCTGGTGTTGCTGACGCTACTCTTGACTTGTTGGCTGGTCCTGTGTTCGCTGGTGGTCCTACTGAAAAACCTGAATTGGCGTCGCTTGACTTTATCGTGAATGAATTTCGTTTACGTTTAGGTTGTTCTGATGCTTATCTTGCTGGTTATTTGTCTGTGCTGTTCTCTGAATGATGTTGAGTTTTAATTTTATTATGAAAGTGAGTGAATGATGTCAAACGAACAAACTGTTTTTGAAACCAAAATGTATGAGATGTTTCCCGATATTCAAACCAAAGGTACTGTTGAAAATTCTCAGCTACTTGCAGTAATGAAAGAATTGGGTACTAAGAAATCACCACGTTGGTTGATGGTGGATAAAGTTGGTCGTGGTCTTTACGCAATTCCAGGTGGAAAGATTGTTGGTAATACTGCTTTGAAAGAAGAGCCTGTTATGGAATCGTTTAATGTCGACTACTCCAATATTGAGTCTTTGATCCCCAAGAAAGATGCAAACTTTGTACCATTTGGTAACTATACTGATCTAGAGAATATTATCAAGTCAGGTATCTTTTATCCTTCTTACATCTCAGGTCCAACTGGGAATGGTAAGTCAACGATGGTCGAGCAGATTTGTGCCAAACATAAAAAGCCACTCATTCGTGTAAACTTAAACATGATGACTGACGAAGAGCAATTGATTGGTTCCAAGACCCTAGAGAATGGTAATGTGGAGATTGTAGAGGGTCCAGTTCTTATTGCAATGCGCAATGGTACTACTATGTTGCTTGACGAGATTGATGCTGGTTCAGCAAATACTCTGTTGTGCTTGCAACCAATTCTTGAGGGTAAGCCATACTACTTTAAACTCAAGAATGAGATGATTGTTCCTGCCAAGGGATTCAACATCATCGCCACTGCAAATACAAAGGGTAAAGGTTCAGACGATGGTCGTTACATTGGTACCAACGTATTGAACGAAGCATTCTTGGAGCGATTCGCTGTTACATTTGAACAGGAATATCCAGCTGCAAAAGTTGAGATCAAGATTATCAAGAATCTTATGGAATCATATGGATGTGTTGATGAAGAATTTGCCGATACATTAGTTAAATGGGCAGAGTCTATCCGTCGCACGTTTGATGATGGTGGAGTAGACGAAACTATTACAACTCGTCGTATGACACATATTGTTCGTGCCTTTGCAATCTTTAAGAATCGTAGCAAAGCAGTTGAACTTTGTTGCAATCGTTTTGACTCTGCAACAAAACTTGCATTTATTGACTTGTACGATAAGGTATCAAACCCTGTTCCTGAAGTCGTTGCTCCAGTAATGCAAGAAACATCTAGTGAAGTGCCGTTTTAACTTTACTTTAATTATGAATCGTAGTAAACTAATGGTTGTGAATTAAATACTTGAAAAGGAAATATATTATGTTGAAATTTAATGATCTGTCTAAGTCTCAGAAGAAATGTATCATTGCTTTGATTGAAGCTAACCCTGCCCTGAAAACCACAGGAAAGATTAGTTTGAAAGAAGTTGTAGCTATTACCCAAGATCTTGCTGCCAAACGTACTGCTGGTGCACCAAAGATTGGTTACCCAAATTGGTTGTTTAAGCACAACAAGATTGAGCGTGGTATGTATGAACTTCCACTTCCAACTGAGCAAGATCTTTCTGATTATGCGCAAGGTTCCGTAAAGCAACCTAAGGTGTCTAAATCTAAAGCTGCTGCTGCAACTCGCCTAGAGAAAATCATTGAGTCATCCCCTGTTCATACTCAGGATGTTGAAGACTTCAATGCGATCTTACGTGAGAATGGTATCACAGTATAATTTAATTTTGTAGTATCGGGTTGGGGACTGCCATCTCCCAACTCGATTTTTTTCGATGGCGTTTTTTAACATGGAGATATTATATGTCTAAGCAAGCAAAGTTGTTGTCTCATCTGCAAGCTGGTAATGAGTTGACTGCAAAACAGATCAAAGGTTCTTTCGGTATTGCTCATCCTGCGTCAGCAGTTCGTAACTTGCGTGAAAAGGGTTACTGTGTTTATTCAAACGCAGCTAAACTTGCAGACGGTACACCTACTGTAAAGTATCGTATCGGCATGCCAAGCAAGCGTATGGTTGCTATTGTAAATGCAGTTGTTGGCGCATCTGCCTTCACAGCACAGCGTACACGCTAAGCAGTAAGTGTATGGGCATTCTCTGAGTGCCTATACGCATTACTGTTGGAGAAAATATGGCAACTAAAGAAGATATTAAAAAGTCGCAGAATGCCACTACTGGTGGACGTAAGTTTGATGGTAACAAAATTCAATATGGATTGTTACCTCCACTTGCACTAAAAGCTACTGCAGAAATTCTAACATTTGGGGCGGAGAAATACGAACCAGATAATTGGAAGTTTGTTCCTGACTCAAAACGTAGATACTTTGACGCAATGCAAAGACATCTCTGGGCATGGAAAGAGGGTGAGCAAAACGATCCCGAGACTGGTAAGAATCACCTAGCACACGCAATGTGTTGTCTAATGTTTCTTTATGAGCATGATGTAAAGTATTCAAAGGATTCAAATGTTTAAAATGTTAATTACATTTATATTTCTTTTCGTTATATTCTATACGGGAATTGAAATCTTCCGTAAGTTTAGTGGCAAAGAGAAATGGGAAGTTGCAAAGACTACCATTTATAGCGTGACGATCGCTCTTCTCGTTATTGTGTTTCTTACTATTGTCGTTGTTTTATTTTAAGGATTGATTATGAAAAAAGTTTTTACCATCGGTGTTTTAGCTGCAGCAATTCTTGCTACAGGTTGTACTCGTATTGAGACTGGCGAGGTAGGTGTTCGTGTTGGTTTTGACAAGCAAGTTCAGCAAGGTGAGTTGCTTCCAGGTTCTTTCAATCAAGTGCTAATTGGTGATGTTCTTACATTCCCCATCAAAGACGTTAATGTTAAACTTGATGATATGACTCCAGTTGCTCGAGATAACTCAACTATGAAAGACTTTGACGCAGTAGTTATCTACAACATCAATCAAGCACAAGTCGCTGAACTGTATAGCCAAAAGAGTCAAGCATTTCATGCTCGTCACAATGGCGATATCTACTTGATGTATAACTACATCGTTCAAGCTACACGAAATGCTATCTACAAAGAAGCACGTAAGTATGAAGCGTTGGATATGGCAGACAATCGTACCTCAATGGAACAAGCAATCAAAGAACAGATTCAAAAATCTTTGGCTGACGAAAAACTGGACGGCAGTCTTGTTGTTGGACAGGTTCTTATTCGTAACATTGTACCAGCGGACTCAGTTGTTGCAAGTGCCAATGAATTGGTTCGTGCCAAGAATGAGTTGAAGCAGAAGGAAGTTGAAGTAAAGACTGCCAAGATGGAAGCTGAACGTATGCAAGCACTTTCCAATCAAGGTGCCCAAAGTATTGCTTATATGCAAGCTCAAGCAATGATCAATATCTCTGAAGGTATTAAACAAGGTAAGGTTCAAACTATTGTTGTTCCTGCCAACTTTAATGCACTGATGATGCCAAAATAAATTTGACATATACCTCATTTTGGGGTATAATGTATTATACATAGTTAATATGAACAGGAGAAGTGAATGAAATTATCTAAAGAAACCGTAGCCGTTATTAAGAACTTTGCTGGTATCAACAGCAATCTTCTTTTGAAATCAGGCAGCAAAGTAGCAACAATCTCGTCACAAAAGAATGTGATGGCAGATACAACTGTAACTGAATCATTCCCAAGTGATTTTGGTATCTATGACCTCAACGAGTTCTTGGGTGCCATGTCTTTGTTTGAAGATCCAGAGTTGGAATTCAGCGAAAAGTTTGTTACTATCAAACAAGGTGGTATGAGCATTAAGTATTATGCTGCTGCCGCAGATGTCTTGGTTGCCCCAACTAAGAGTATCACTTTCCCAGATGCAGAAATCAATTTTAATATCACAGCTTCCCAGCTTGATATGATTCGCAAGACTGCTGGTGTATTGCGTAGTGAAGACGTTTCTATTGTTGGTGATGGTAGCAAAATTGCTGCTGTTGTTGGTGACAAGAAAAACTCTACGTCAAACTCTTTCAATCAAGCAGTTGGTACAACTGACAAGACATTTAAAGTTAATCTAAAGGTAGAAAACCTAAAGATGATTCCAGGTGATTATGCAGTTAGCATTTCGTCAAAGAAAATCTCTCGCTTTAAAGGTTCTGGGGATTTAGTTTATTACGTAGCTGTTGAGGCAGATTCTACATTCGAAGGATAATTCCTTTTTATGAAGCGTACAAATATATTCAGTTGCCCTATATGGGAATGGGATAATCTTCCAATAGATAATTCCAAACTTGAACAACATGTGTATACTTTAATGGAACGTGATCCAGAGTTTAGAAACCCTGAAGGATATAGTGGACTTATATTAAAGTGGAAGAGTTATAACCTAACATCAAAAGACTTTTTGGCTTTTCCTGAAACTGGTAAACTAATCGCTTTAATTAAAGAATTAGTAGTTCCTTGTATCGCTGAATTAAATCCACGGGATTCTGCTACTTTTGTTTTACAAGAAGTGTGGTTCAATGTTTACCCACCACTTGCTTCATTGGAAAGTCACCCACACGTAGGTAATGTTTTGTCTGGAACATACTACATCAAAGCCAAACCAAACTGTGGTGACTTGGCATTTTTAACAGGTGATAATAGCACATACTATAACTTTGCTGCTAAGTACTTTCATAACAGAAATGACATAACTGCAATTAAACATCTAGTGAAACCTGTGGAAAATTCTATGATAGTTGCACCCTCGCATTTAATGCATGCTGTAAAAGAGAATCGCTCAGAAGAGGATAGAATTTCTCTTTCCTTTAATTTTAAAGTTGTTAGTGATAACACATACACACCAAACGACAAGTATTTTAAAATTTAACTATATTATGAAAGTTTATTATGATTGAATCTCGTGACGAGTTGTTTCTGTGGGTTGAGAAGTATCGTCCACAAACTATTGATGAGTGTGTACTTCCAGAGTCATTGAAGAAAACTTTCAAGGACTACGTATCTAAAGGTCAACTACCTACATTCTTGTTATGTGGTACTGCTGGTGTTGGTAAAACTACCATTGCCAAAGCACTGTGTAATGAGGTAGGTGCTGATTACATTATGATTAACGGATCTGACGAAGGTCGTTCCATTGATACCCTGCGCACAACCATCAAGAACTTTGCTTCAACAGTATCTCTAACTGATGCTAAAAAGGTAGTTATCGTTGATGAAGCAGACTATATGAACAGTGACTCTGTTCAACCTGCTCTGCGCAACTTTATCGAACAGTTCTCTGGTAATTGTTCCTTTATCTTTACTTGTAATTTTAAGAATCGTATTATTGAGCCACTTCACTCTCGTTGTGCAGTGATTGAATTTAAGATTGATAGTAAAGACAAGCAAGAGATTGCTGCTACTTTCTTTAAGCGAGCAACCACTATCCTCAAGCAAGAGGGTATTGAATTTGATCCCAAAGTTGTTTCTGAACTTATAATCAAACACTTTCCTGACTATCGTCGTATCTTAAATGAACTTCAACGATATTCTGTATCTGGTAAAATCGATACAGGCATCTTAGTTAATTTGGGTCAAGAATCCTTTAAACAATTAGTCAAGGATATGAAGGAAAAGGATTTCCCAGAAGTTCGTAAATGGGTATCAAAGAATTCTGAACTTGGAACTGCCCAAATCTTCCGTGAATTATATGACAACGCATCTGTTGTAATGCAAGATATTAGTATCCCGCAACTTGTATTAATCTTGGCTGAATATCAGTATAAGTCTGCTTTTGTGGCAGATCAAGAGATAAATATAATGGCAGCATTAACAGAAGTAATGTCTCAATGTAAATTTAAGTAAGAGGTTTGTATGGAAGGTCTCTATATTCTTGTAGGGTTTTTACTTTGGGTTTGGGGTATTATTATTGGATGGCGAGCACGTGAGGTTCACGCAAAGCAACAAGTAGAAAAGTTGCTGGCAGAAAATGTTGATGTCCCAGAAACAGATGAAGAAACACGAATTAAAATTAAAATCGAAAAAGATGAAAACGGATTTTTCGTTTATGATTGCATAACAAATGAGTTTATGGCACAGGGTACAACTCGTAACCAAGTGGAACTGGCTCTAGCGAAAAGATATCCTGGTAAGCAGTTTGCTGCCACCCCAACCAATCTACATGAAACAGGATTTACATTATGATGCCAATACTAAGTAACTATCAAGAAGGTACACGTAACGCCAAGGTATATAAAACTGCCACTGGTGAATATGGTGTTCTTGTATATGATGCTGATGACGACTATAATGGGTTTGATTCTTTTAGTGATATAGACACAGCAGAAGATTTTGCTGAGGATTGGGTATTGAGAGCAGGGCGATGACTCCTTTTGACTTTATCAATGCTATCAATACTAGCAAAGAAAACTTGTTTCGCGACCCACAAGCAAACAAGGATTATAATGCGTGGATTGTAAATAAAGGGTTGTCTTATTTTCCAGACACCGTATTGTACGCCAATGAGATGAATTTTCACCGTAGTATACCCAAAGAATGGCAATTCCAGTTTCTACTAAATAGTATACCCAAGAAAAAGCGATTTAGTAAGTGGTCTAAAAAAGACACTCGTACTGAAACCTTGTCCTTGGTTATGGAGTATTTTGGGTATTCTGAAGAGAAAGCTAAACAAGCATTAAGCATTCTCAGTAGTGACCAATTGACTATGATACAAGAAAAATTATACAAAGGTGGAAAATAATGACTGTGGAAATGATTTACTACGACTGGACGGCAGAGTCCATGCTTGAGGTGACACTCCCAGAACCAGACAATTTTTTAAAGGTTCGTGAGACTCTAACTCGCATTGGTATTGCATCCCGTAAAGAAAATACATTATATCAATCTTGCCATATTTTACATAAGCAAGGTAGATATTTCATTGTCCATTTCAAAGAACTATTTGCTTTGGATGGAAAAGAATCGAATATCACATCAGGTGATATCGAGCGTAGAAATGCCATTGCTAGTTTGTTGCAGGATTGGGAATTGTTAAAGATTCTAGATCCTAAACGTGCCGAGCAAAAAGCATCTCTATCGCAAATTAAGGTGGTCTCTTATAAAGAAAAAGACCAGTGGGAATTAGTTCCAAAATATAACATAGGAAAGAAACTGAAATGATTAAACTTGAATTGACTATCGATGAGTGCAATACTATTCTTCGTGTATTGGGCAAACACCCATTTGAGGAAGTTGTAACAATTATTCAAAAGATTAAATCACAAGGCGAGCCACAAGTGGTCGCACTTGAAGCAGAAGCAGCAAAGCAAGCAGAGTTGCCAGCTGCACCTGCTGCGTAAAGAATTCACCTTAGGACCGCTAAGTTACGAATCGTGGTAAAGCTGACAGTACGTTAAGCTGTCGCTGGAACTAGTAACCAGCATTAATGATATGCCTTCGGGGTATCAATTTTATTTTAACTCGCTTAATAGGAGCACACAATGCTACAACAATTAAACACGTTCATTGACACCGTACAGGATGCCAAGAAACAAATCGTCAAGACATTCGTTCAAGACAAAACCCTAGCAGAAACCATCAACGACTTTGTAGAGTCACAACGCACTTTTAGCAAGCAAATTGCTAAGACTACATTTGAAGTTGCAACTGAGTCTGCTAAACAAGCAGCTAAGTTTGATCTGTCAAAGGTGAAACTATGACATCAAATTTTATCCCCACATTCTGGACTACCAAAGATCTAGATAAATTCTTTGTTGGCTTTGATGATCAGTTTAAAACTCTTCAAAAACTACATGATGATGTCACAAAGAACATCCCTAACTACCCTCCATATAACATCAAGAAAATTGATGATACTCACTATACCATTGAGTTGGCTGTAGCAGGTTTCGGTCAAAACGAAATCGACATTGAGATTGATGGAGCTAAGTTAGTTGTTAAAGGTAATGTAGCTACTCAAGAAGCTGAAGATAATTTCTTGTTTAGAGGAATTGCTGCACGTGCCTTTACTCGTACCTTTGCCCTTAACGATCAAGTAGAAGTTAAGGATGCAGAACTATTCAACGGTATGCTTAAGATTGCTCTGGAGCGTATGATTCCAGAAGAAAAGAAACCAAAGAAAGTTCTAGTAAAAGCAAAAGGCGAGAAGCAATTATTGAATGAGGGTAACTAAATGAAACTCTTAAAAAAAGTTTTTAATTTTATTGTTACCATGTCAGATTCTTTGCATGAAGCAAAAGAAATGCAAAGAAAATCAAAAAGGATCCCATAATGAACTACTGGATCCCAATGACTGAAGATGATGTTGATTGGGTAAACGGTAAAACCGTACCAACCAATAAGTGAAATAAGGGGAGGAAACTCCCCTTGCCAGTTTTATTGATACCTAAATATAGGTATGATGAAAGCAAGAGTTTCCCCAAATTTAATCTCATTCGTTACGATACGTCGTGGGGATTGGATTATGAAAATATCTGTCTACAAGACAAAAGATATTTTACTCGTCGCACAACATTATTTTGAAAATGAAAAATTTCAGGTAGTACATTTTTCAAATCAAGATGATGCTGCGATCTACATTGACAAATTAGCAGAAGAGGTTTAACATGAGCGTGAAAGTTTTTAAATTGATCAATGGTGAAGAATTGATTGCAACAGTATCAGCACAAAGTGATACAGAGTATCATCTCACTGATCCAACAACCATTGTTATGCAGCAAACTGAACGTGGTGTTGGTGTTGCTCTAATGCCATATATGCCATACGCTGGCAAACAAGTTACACTCAATAAGAGTGCCGTTGCTTCTGAGGGTTCTCCTCTAGTAGAAATGCAAAACGAATATAGTCGAGTCACTGGGTCAGGAATCCAGATTGTCTCGTCTTCAGCCCTTGCTGGGCTTAGTTCTTAAGCCAGTAAATCCCCCTAAGACCCTCTCTAGTAGAGGGTCTTTTTCATTGTAGGACTGCCTAAGTCATTGATCTATAAGGGGAAATAATCCCCCCATTTCCTGAGGGTTACTTTGCAAAATACCTTGCCTTTAATTCATATCACTGGTATAATAGTCTTATGATGATTGAAAAGGAAATGAAAATGATTGTAAAAACTGGTGATGTGATTCGTTCTTATGACTTTAAGCCAATGGTTGGTCGTGAAGATTGTTTCGTTGAAGGTGTTGTTGAGCGTGAGACAAATGAGCAAGGTTACGATGCTTACAAAATTACCGTGACCAAAGATTCTTGGTCTGATGCGACTGATAAAGGTCGTCTTGGTAAAATTGTTTATGTACCTAAGCGTGTTTCGTTTATGGAATATTCTGGTCGCATTATCAACTTGTCACGTATCTAATTGAAAAGGAAATATATTATGAAAAACAAACAAATCGTTGCAACAATTTACAATCGCCCAGTTCAAACTAAATCTGAGGCACGTGCTGAATCTGAGAAAGCACTGAAGGCATTCTTGAAGTCTGGTGGAGTAATTCAAGAAAGTAAATCCCGTCGTAATCCAAAGAGCAAGATGTCTGGGAAAAGTTCCCGTGGGTTTATCTGTGGTACTTCTGGTTTCGCTACTGGTTTTCCTAGACGTACGATGGGTGCTTGACTTTAATTCGCAAATAAAGTATAATTGTTTATATAATGGAGAATGTGAT